ATATATTATTATACCCCCATTATACTATATTATACTAATATTATACAGGTTATGTTAACCATTTATGTTAAATTTAACATTTGTTGGCTAAATCGTTTGCATATTTTAACAAAAAAGATTTGGAATTGTCAAATGCTCATTTTTTGAGCACGTTATTTAGAACGATTCTAAGGAAAATAAGTGTTAAATAGTTTGGAATTACCAAATGCTCATTTTTTGAGCTAAAATGCTCAGATTCTTAGCAAAAATAAATGTTAAATAGTTTGGATGGGTGAATTTATTATGTAAAATCGAATTATGTATTTAATTATGTTAATATAATCATAGTTATGTTGCGTATAATTATTACACGCTCGACGGATATAATCCGTATAATCAGGCAGTCAACAAATTATGTTAAATGAATATGCTGTGCGTGCATAGTATAATTATGGGAAAAAAAATTATGTTAACAAGAAATTCTACCCACATAGAATAAGCGCGGCGACTTTCCAAAGATTTTAACACAAAGTTATACACAATGCGTTGTTGATAAGTCAGGAGGCCTCAGAACGCGTTTTAAGCACCCTTAAAGGCAATAACTGGCCCCGCTGGGGGTGCCCTATGCGCCAATGTATAATGATTGAACGTCGCTCAAATTGCGGTTTTTGCCCGACGAAAGTGGTATTTTCATCGACGAATAAGGGTCTTTTTGTATACATAATTCAGGTCTACATAATTTTCCTTATTTAGAATCATTCTAAGAAAAATTGTGTCGAAGGGTAGCAATTTTTTTGTATACGCGTGCATCACGTGTGCGCGTCGCGGGATTCAATGATGCAGAGCGTAGGCTGGCCCCGAACCAAGCATTTGACATAACTCATCTCTGCAACTCATTGATAATCAATTAGTTACGGTATAAAATCGTTTATACGGGTAGTTTTCGCATTATGTAAAATCGTTAACTCACTGGGAATCAAGGAGTTACAAAACCCAAATGTTAAAATTTGTGAATTACTTGTGGGGGGGAAAGTTTGTGCCTAAATTGCGGCAGGGCTTCGAAACGTCGGACCCGTTCAGAGTTTTTTTTACATAATTTTTTATCCTTATATTATGGCAAACGCCAAAACAACCCCCCAAAGTTTTTCTACTCAGGTAGAATTTTTCTCAACCTCGACCGCTGCTTTCCACATCATTCGCGGGGATATCCAATTCCGGGAGGAAAGGGTGCTGGAGTCCTATGTTGAACGCGCCCTGCAGGTTCAGGTATGCGATATCTACTATAAAGCGCACAGGAATGAACTTGCAGCCCAAGGAATCAAGGCTGCGGAATTCAAGGAGCGGTGCGGTGTGCAAGCGAGCGAGAAGAGTAGTTGGTCGCAGGATGTGAAAATCGCCAAAGCGCACACCCCGGAGAAATTCGAGGAATTCCAAGACCTATGCAATATGGGGGCCTTCAGGTTCCTGCGAAAGGATTATATGGAATTCCTTGGATTGATTGCGAAGAAAAGCGAACAGGAGGACCGAACTGGACAGGTCTACTTCAAAATTGGCAACGACGACAAAGGCGTCTGGATTGTTCTAGCAGAGCAGCCCAAAAGTTTTCAAAACGCCATGGCAAAGTTCCAGGACGCTCAGGCAGCGTAATCCAATATTCTACCCGAGTAGAAATTCTATTCGGGTAGAATTTCCCAACCTTCCCGTGGGTGCGGTCAGCACCCTCGCCAAAACTAAAAACGGCTCTTTCACTCGCGCCCGCGCTCGCGCCCGCGCACGTACTAGAGCTTAAAATTGCCCAAAATCCCCCAAAGTTCCAGCCCCATGAAAATCCTCGATACGATAATGTATGACAAGCGCCGCCGAAGCGCTGGTGTTCCAAAGGTTCCCAACAAAGCAGCGAACAAATCGTCCCGCTCGCGTGCCAAAACCGACGCTATGATGGACCGCTACTCTCGTGCCATTGCAACTTCGATGCTCAACGAGCGATTTGCTCAAAAGTGCAACGACCGTCACGAAGCGCGAAAAGCTTACCGCGAAGCAAAGCGTCAGGCCCGACTTGCTCACCCTCGATACGTCCTCGACTAAAATTCTATCTGAGTAGAAAATCTAAACCCCTCAACCATGGAACCTCTCACAGCTCAAATGCCTGACGTCACTTTCGTGTGGCTCTGCATCATCGTCCTGACTCTCACAATCGGCTTTGTCGCCACAATCACCAAGAACTCATGAGATACAAGAAACTATCCAAGCGCTCACATCGCCCACGCATCAAGTCCCTGGACCAACTCATCCAAGAACAACGCGCCCAACTCAATCCGATCGAGAACTCACGTGTAACCCTCAAGCTACTCAACGCGGGACAGCTCGACCTCTCGACCTCTCGACCTCTCGACCTCTCGACCTCTCAACCCCTCGACCTATGCTGACTCTCTCATCCTGCCTCGTCATCTCCTTCCTTGTCATCGTAATTACTTCTCTCGACAAAACAATCTGATGAAAATTCTACCCGGGTAGAACTTACAAAGGTGCGGTTCCAGCACTCTAAAAACGGCAGACCTGACGACAGGCGTTCACGCGGTTCGAGTCCGCGCAGGTCACAATTTATATTCACAAATCTTTCAGAAATCATGAATCAATTTCCTCGCCGTCGTTTTCTCTTTGACGACATCAATTTTCGTCTTGACACTTCGTTCTTCTCTCCTCGTATAATTGGCAAGTTAGAATTCGACAATGGGTACGGAGCCTCGGTCATTTGCTTCGACTATAATGAGCCGAACCGAAGGTACGAGTTGGCTGTCCTTCACGAAGGTGGTATTTGCTACGACACGCCTGTCACCAATGATGTGGTCCCTTACTGCAATGTCGCTGAAATCGAAGACCTTCTCGAACAAATCGCCTGTCTCCCCGCTAAGTCTGATTCGTAAAACTTCTACCCGGATAGAAATTCTTAAATCCTTAAACCTTTATATTATGAATGCAGAAAACAAAACACTGCGAAACAACTTGGAGCTTCTCAACAAGCACATGACGTTCAAGACCAAGTCTCTCGACCGCATCGAAGGCACGATGTTCGGTCACGATACGAGAGTCGTTATCCGCACCAGTCTCTTGAACTTCGTTGGCGATGGCCGGTGGTCTCAAGTTCAACTTTGGGTCGTGTGTGGTGGTGAGTCGATGTTCACTTGGGGCTGTGTCGGTCTTGACGACGAGAAGATAATTCGCGATTGGTGGTGGGTCACACGAGGACAGATGGACGACGACAACGACAAAGAACGTCGGTCCATCAAGCAAGCCTTTGTAGACGCACAAAAAGAAATCCTTGAGCAATGAGCAAAGACGACATCCGCGATTTGGCCATCCTCATCACCGAGGACTTAATTGACTACGCGCCGCACCTCTTGAGCGATAGTGTTCAGGAAGTGAACGGGGAGTACACACAAGACACGTTCGACCTGCAAGACTGCATCACTGACATTCTCACAAAACACATCAACCGATGAACACAATCACCATCACCCAAACTCGCGACGCTGACGACTTCAAGAACCTGCTATACAACTGTTGGCACTACTCAAACTATTGGTGCGGTATGGACTGCGACCCTGCTGTCGATTGGTTCAGAGCAAAGTTCCCTGACACGCAAAGCTGTGTCGAGGATATGCTGTGGGCGTATCTCAAACACGACCCGTCTCACCAGATCGAATTTGCCATCACATACGAGGACGAGAAGTTCTCGCTTCGGTGGGATATGCTTATCGAAGGCTCTCAGGTCTTTGCTAACGACTTCCCACACCACTACAACGACTTCTTAGGTGACAACGACGACGCTGTGACGGCTGACGCCTGGCTCCAGTGTGTATGTCTTGGCGATGTCGTGTACGGATAATTCTATCCGGGTAGAAATTCTTAAACTCTTAAACCTTTATACTATGCGTTCTCCTTTCCCTTCCTTTGGCTCACGCCTACAACAGCTCGTTCACTCTATGCTCACCGAGAACACGGGTGAACACTTCCTCGACTCGGGTGGTGCATACGGACGCCACCACGAGCGCAATGCGACCAAGACTCTCGACGACTTTTTGTCCGAAGATGCAGAGCGTTACGAGATTGACTTCACGTCCAAGCATCCGTACCTCGACCGCACTGTCTCGGTGTTCCACTACCTCGCTGGTGACGGCACGAACCTCGAACTTGACGAGTACTGCGACACGTTCAATCGCCTCGTCGACATGGCGCAAAACAGCGACGATGCCACGAGCAATCAGTATGCTGACGACTGCCCGTACTATGGCGTCCTTCGTCCTTGTTGGGAGTACCTGCAATCGCTCGAAGACTTCGAGGAGTGTGAGCGTCGTGGCTCGTGGGGTTCGACACGTATGGAGACGTTCACGTTCAACACGTACAACCACGACTCTGACCTCTCTCAGATTCTGCAAGGTGGTTACTGCAAGATTGACGACGACGTGTATCTCATCCTACAAATCCACGGAGGCTGTGACGCTCGCGGTGGGTACACTGACGCTCGGCTCTTCCGTGTCGGTGGTTACGACGAGTTCATGATTCACGAGTACATCTACGACTACGAAGACCACGACTCTCGCGTCGAGAAGCTGCGCGACTGTGACGTCGAGTTCCACGTCGAGGGTCAGGACATCGCGATATGTTACAGCGAGCTTGACGACGAGCTAACCGAAATGTTTGACAACCTTTAATTCTACCCGGGTAGAAATTCTTAAACCCTTATACTACATCGCTATGAAAATGACACTCGGAGACAATCAAGTGGTGGTCCTGGACTACACCACTCGACTCACTCACGTATTCACATACCCTGAAGGCACGGAGGACATCGCGCTTTGGGTAGAAGAAACCCACGGCATCAATATGAACAACGCATACTACATGACATGAAGGAGACCCAACACGAAATGCTCGAACGTCGTCAGCGTAACTGCGGTGGCTTTGAGTACCGACTAATCGACACATGGTATCAAGCAGACAACATTAACAAGCGCATCCTCGAAGAAGCTTTCGAGGACACGCGATTCAAACTAACTCAATCATGAGAGACTTCAAGTTTATGCACGAACATCACGGGTACATCTATCACGATGGATCGATGCTCACAATCAAGGGCGAGGTTATACCCCGCGAAGAGATGAAGCGAATCATCAAGCTACATCGCTCAATAAACCGAATGTACAAGCCGATGGCTTTGCTGTGGTACACAGACTGCATGAATGGCAAATCAATAAACTGGCAGAACTAAAATTCTACCCGGGTAGAAATTCTTAAACCCTTAAACCTTTATACTATGCGTTACGAAGACTTCGTGTTTCTCTGCAACGAGAACACTATCGCTCCTGCGATTGCCGTCGAGAACGAGCAAGTTCGCAAACTCCTCAAGTCCGATCGAGACCGAAACTCTGTCGAGGCTCAACTCAAACTAAACGGAATCCTTCAAACCCAATTCTAATGAACATCCCTATTAGCAAACGACACGAGCACATGTACCTGGACTACGTGAACAACTTCGTCACGGTGTCTGCCTTTGCTCAGTACTACGGACTCACTGACGACGATGCTCTTGATGTCATCGACTCGGGCCGAACCAACTACGCACGTTCACTCTTTAATCCTATTGCGAAATGACTGACGCTGACAAATGCTGTGCTGTCCTCGACTATCAAGGTTACGAGGCTCATCACATGACAGACGGTGCCGTGTGGATTTCGGTGTGGAACCGAGAGCTCACGGAGACTACGGAGTTCGAGCTATCTAAATCCGAAGTCTCTCAACAAGCCGATATCTTCGACCAATACTACAAACTCCACGAGTCCTTTCGCAAGTGGCTCCAACAACAAGACAATGACTAACAAAGAAATCGCAGATAGCTTCATGGAAATCATGAAGGACTACATGGCTCGTCAGGACGACGACAGCTTTGACGTAGCCGTCGAGATAGACGACCTGTACACAGACCTTTCAAACCTTTACTACAACAATATCAATGACTGAAGAAACCTTACACGACCTGCGGCTCTGCGTTAGCAACTGCTTCAACGCCAACCACGTTACATACTCCATGTCAGGTGGAGTCATGAGTGGCTACAAGCACTTGTCCAAGATGATGATTGAAGAGTACGACCTTGACGACTTTGACGTAGACAACGTAGTCGAGGACATCGAAGAGCTTGTGGCCCAGTACATCATAGAGAACTCCCCAAAATTCAACGACAATGAATAATACATCAAACATGACGAACACCGAGTTCCTCACACACATCATGGAGTTCTCGAAGCACGGGGCTCTCTCTCAAATGGTAATAATCGACTGCGTTCAACGTGGTCTTAAAGAATACATCGATAACAAGCAAGAGATTCTCGAAGCCGAGAAAGCCAGACGAGAGAAAGGACAATACGGCTTCGTAAATATGGAAGCATGGGTCTCCTGCTGTGAAGACAACCTCGAACGAATCCAACAAAAATATAACCCACAAACTAATTCATGAAACGACACCTTCGGCTACCGCTTAAAACTCCTGGTCATGGCTATGTCCTGTTGACCTTTGATAACAATGGCATTACCTATACCTTGCACGACAAGAGCGGCATCGTCATTCACGAGTACGGTCACGACGAGTACTCAGACCTAGACTTAAAAACTACCTATAATTCAAATCTCACAAAAATTAAGTAATGAAACTCGCACACCTACAAATCCACGACTCAAGTGGAAACCCGCGCACTCTTATCGCTAACCTCAAGGATGGCTCTATCCACTACTCCCTCTTCACGGGGTGGGCCAACTATGGCACGGGCTGTTCGCTCGGTGACTTGCAAATAGGATACAAGCACGGCTCTGTGCTTCCTCTTGACAACGCTCGTGAGTTATCTGTCGAGGAGTGGCGAGGGTATGTTATTGACATCATCAACAGCGACTCCACTTATGAGGTCATTCACATCGTTCCAAACAAAGTATCATTCTAAAATTCTACTCAAGTAGAAATTCTTAAACCTTAATTCTATACACTATGAATCTTTCAGATATTACAACCATTCGCGAGCAAGTCGCGGCTATCGTCGAGCGTCTCGACGCAATCGAATCCGAGTCAAAGGAGGCCATCCATCCCGAGGTGTTCGAGCAGAAACTTCTCAATGTATTCAAGGCTGGCTTGATGCAGGGCCGCAATGAGCAGTACAGTGAAATCATGGACTCCTTCAGTCACAACTCGCAGTACATTGACTTCTACTCGGGCAACCTAAACATCACAGGCGAAGTCGACTACGACGATATTGGCGTGACGAGCAAGGTTGAGGACTGCCGCATCGAGTCAGAGTGGAACGACTTTGAAGTTGAGATGGATGCTGTTGACATCGCTCTCAAAAAGTTCAAGCCGGAGGAGCCAACAACTGACGAGTCTAACACCGAAACCCCTGAGTCATGATTGATATCGAAATCCACCCTTCACAGATTACTGAAGCCAAGCGAGATATCAAAGACATCATCCGGTGTTACAATCGCTACAATAAGTGGGAGATGATTGAGCTGCGTGATTGCGATGGCAGGTTCATGCCTGAACACTATTGGCTGTGGGTCATCGACAACACCGATCAAACCGATGGGGAATACTTCATCCGCGTGGAGTTCGATGATGACTACAAAATCCATAATGCTGTCACCGACCACTTCGGTGAATTCAATGTTGGTACACTATGAAACAATATGCAGTAATCCACGCTGTCGCTGGCCTCTTCGAGGGCTACTCCGACACCACTTGCGAGTTCTTCCCCAAGCAGGGGTTCGCAGACAAGCACATCGCTCAAATCCTTGACGACTACCGAAAGGATGAGATGTGCGTAGAGATTGACGACTCGGACTCGATGAACATCATCGTCACCATGACCCGTGACTACGAGGACTACAAGGCCTGTGTCCCATCAGACATGACCCACGACGATTGGGTGGCCGACAGCGGTGACGACTGCACCGTCGAGGTGTTCCGTGTCATCGAGATTGATATGTCCAACCGCTCTGACTCCACCGAGTCATGTTGGCTCACATGGAACCAACAGGACTGCTGTGTGGCTTGGGACTACCAACCCCTGTGTATGTCCTTGGTGGCTCGTACGGCATCCGATGTCATGGAGTGCGACCCCTCGACTCACGCCCTCGAACAACTGACGGACTTCATCTCCTCTGTGTACTTCGGCAGTCATGCGTTCATCGACGTTGACGACTACACCATGCACGCTTTCCGTATCCCCAAACTCAAAGAACCTGATAGTATATGATTTACAAAGCAAAAGAATGGGTGTTTCACTACGAGGCAGTCAATAAGAAAACAGGAGAGGTCCGTGACTTTAACATAGGCAGCAAGACTTGTCGAGTTCCGCACCTCACAAAAAGATGGAGGCAGCTTGAGTCTCTTTCAAGTAAGCTAAAGAAAGAGGGCTCGCCCTGGGTAGTAAAATATTACGGAGTAACACCACTTAAAGAATACAGCTATGACCCGATATGAATACACTATTGAAAAGCACACGACTGAGACGGGAGAGCACGAGGTTGTCGCGATCTATCACTACCATGTGGGATGCAAGAGCAGCGACCCGCACTTTGTACCTCATGACGAGGACGAGGTAGAAGTAATAGATGTTCTTGTTCGCACACCAAATTCTCCAGACGTATCCATTGCATGGAGCGACTTGTACTGCTTCATCCTAGATAAGTCTGATCTTGAGATTGAGATCTACGAATCACATACTCAGTAATTCTACTCAGGTAGAAAAAACTTAAATCACAATGGCAATATATTTCAGCACACACTCCACTCACCGGGGTAAAAACACAGCTCTCAAAATGTGGCCTACTTATGGTCACGCTCGCACCGACATCCATGTTTCTGGAGAAAAGTACTCAAGCAAGGGATTGGAGCAAGTGGAAAAGGTTGTCGAGGACGGTAACCTTATGAAGATGGCGTTCTTGAGTCGCAACAAAAAAATCAAGACGGTCATGGGCGTACATCATATCGAGCAAGTTTTATTCAGCGAGCACCAAAAGAAGTTTGTGTATCCTGAGTGGGTTACTTACAATAGCTTCACCCACAGGCTTCAAGCCCTCAACCACTACGTTGATGCACGAGTGCATTTAGCAGACTACGCTATGCTCACGAAGGAGTACAATGAATACAACTGGCTGTCTGATAAGTGGCACAAAACATTCGACAAGGCATTCGATGACATGGAGTCTGTGCAAGATGAAGACCTGTCAAGCTTTTCTATTCAGTTAGATAAGGGGTACGCAACTTATTGGAAGGTAACTAAACACAATATTTTTGGCACCTCTGTACGAAGAGAGCTGTTGCAGTCGTACAGGAATCGAACCGACATGGGTGATTACATTCAACACGATATGATATGAAAACTACCGACATTGTTTTGTTCCTTTGGCAGTGTAGCTTCGTATGCGTATTGATTGCTCTTATTAAGAGCAGGTACGATAAGATGAGCCCGACACCAATACCACCAAAGCTTATGCAGTTAAAGTATGCTATCGAAGACGGTAAGCCCGCTCGAAAGTTTTGGGATACCTTGCGAGCAGAGCCTATGTTTGACGAACATTATAGGCAAGTGCCTGGGCGACTATCGTGCACGGTAATCCCCTTTACCGCTAACGGCGAGGATGTTTGGCAGCTTCGTGTAGGATTTAAGACAACAGCAGACTCAAAACCAACAAAGTTTATTTCAATCCCCGTATACAAGAACGGGCAAATTTATGATGTATGAAAAAGCGTAAATACCAAAAGTTTTCGTCAACAGAAGTTGACACTCTCGTTCACCTAAGCAAGCAGGGATTCGGCAACGACATCATTGCTAAGGCTCTTAATCGAAAGCCTTCTCAGGTTGCTCAAAAGAAATTTAGCATGGGAATTAAGCAGGGCTTGCCTCAATCAATCGAGCCCCGCAAGAGTCGCAAGGGTCGTTGGTCTGCAAGGGACGTGCTAGTCTTGACTCAAATGTGGTACAAGAATGGCAACACAGTCGACGAGCTCGTGTCTGAGCTTGGTCGATCAGAGAGGTCGATTCTTGCAAAGATTGAGCAACTCGATCAGAAAGGAGGCGATATAAATGTGACGGGGATTTGGCAGTACATGTGCAAAAAAATTGGAATCTGATGAGCTGGGATCAAGAAGTATTCAAATGGATCAAGAGGTCGGGAGCTGAGTCACTCAGCCTCGACACCACCTACAAGCATCATAGAGAGATGGCGCTATCTATATGGACGGTGCACAAGCACTTGTTCTTCATGCGCAAGTTCTCGGGTCAGAACACAGACCTCTACAGGGAGCACATGCTCAAGTGTCAAAACTCTCTTGCTCGGATAGAGTTCCTGTGCGCCTTGTGCGGCAACGATACTCACGGCCCTAAGCTGTCTCGAATTTTTATACAAATGTCCCTTGATAATGTGGTATCTGATAATCTTATTGCTCCTAGTCCTCATAGTGTACACGAATTACGAGAAAATTCAAGGGCGGAGAAACCATGACAACATTCCTATCGACCTCAAGTGTGATAGTGACATGATCAATATGGGTGTAATACCTGAGAGCTTAACGTGGGTGATACCCTCAGATTATGAGTTGCGTGAGGACTATAAGATGTGGTCACGAATTGAGCCTATCTTTATCGAGGGTCATTATCGTCCTTTATGGGGGTTGATAATTTCTCTTAAAGATACTTGGATGGTTTCAGAGACACGCGTACTTTACGACCTCGAAGGAAACATTTACGAAAACTAAATCCATAATTATGGAACCAACAAATTTTTTTCTCGACCACTGGGTCGAACTCGCCATCGGCGCAATGGCCTTTGTAAAAATCATCGTGAATCTCACGCCCACTGAATCTGACAATCAGATCTTCGGATACCTGGACGTCTTGATTACGGCAATCACGGGAGACCGTCGAAAGCGTCGTGACTAACGTAGAGATCACCAGTATTGCGCTGGAGCTAGGGGCTCGGGCTACAGCTATAGAGATATGGCTGGAGTCTGACCCTGCTGCGCCCGATGTTCGCATTAAAGCTGCTCGTGAAAACATGATTGCGATGAAGCGGGGGGACAAAGCAATACATCAGCTTCTACAGCGTCTCGACCACATGTCCGCCTTTATTTGGCACAATCATAAGGAGGTGGAGTACACGCGTAATCTTATTAAAGACATTATAGAGCATGAACGATAGCACAAAAGCAAGGTTCCGGGAGTTGACGGATAAGTACGGATTGAACAAGGACGACTTTTTCAAGGCTCCTCAGGGATTTGTGATTATTACAAGGACAGGTATTGAGAAAATTCAACGCGGACTAGCCTTAATTGTTCAATACGAAGTTGAGACTTCTCTGTGCAGTGTCGACAAGGGGAGCTACGTTATCAAGGCGATCGCTCTTCAGATAGGCAAGGAAGTCAACTTGAAGACGGGGAAGATGGAGGAGACGCAAAGACTTGTCGAGACTTACGGAGAGGCATCTCCCAAGAACTGTCGAAACTCCTATCCTGTAGCGATGGCTGAGAAGCGAGCGCTATCAAGGGCTGTGCTGAAGAGTGCAGACCTTTACGAACTAGGGGTTTATGGCGAAGATGAAATTGAAAAATGATAGTCAAGCTTCTCAAGTATGCGTGTATTGCTTGGACCGCCTATCTTGTGATAGCATTTGTTTATGGATTTCTCAAGGGGCTCATCAAGAGTCTGATAAAGAACATGAAAAATAACCGCCATGTCTGACTGGATTGAAGAACTTTTTGACGCTTGCCCTGAGAATGACTACAGCAACGTCCGTCATAACTCTCGACGGTTTGCGGCTAGCTTGGTTAGGACAAGCACTCTGACCAAGGAGGAGCAGGAAGAAGCTATTGATGAGCTTCTGGACTTCGACATTGAGATGACCACAAGTGAGATTCAAGATCATGTCACCAGGCTCCAGCTTAATCAGCAGGATCCCATGCAGTTTTATGCCCCGAGCAAAAAGGAAATTAACGATTTCATTAAAAAAATAACTAAGTAAATGTCTGAAACCAACCACATCCCTAAGGCAATCAACGCGTCCATCAATTTGGATATGATTGATAAAGCTCACATCATTCAAGGTAAAAAGGGTCGATACCTACCCATTCGCCTTGTCAACACTCCCGATAGCCCCTATGGGGACGACTACTTCATCGCTCAAGACATCCCAAAAGAGATGAGAGAGCAGGGTCTTCGTGGTCCCATCCTTGGTAACGGTAAGGCTTGGGGCGCTGGTGAGGGTAGGCAAGCGAAAAAGGAGGAGCGTCCTGAGACCATTGGGTCAAGCGACGACCTGCCGTTCTGAATTTTGTTTTGGTTTAACAGAGGGTCGGCTGAGGGGTCGGCCCTTTTTTTATTTTGACATGAAGAAGCAAGCAATCATTAAACTATTGACGGACTTCAAGGAGTCCATTGACACGTACTTCAACGCTGATGAAGACGCCCAAGGAAAGAGTGACGCGGAATCAGTGTATGACATCTTCAAGACTCACGTAGATTACTACACCGTGTACAAGGAGACCGATGATTTCGAGGGTTACGATAATCCGCCTGGAATAACAGACATCGACGACGAAGGTCTCAATGTCAGCTACGATTACGGATCAGTTTTCAACAATGGCATGTTGGAAAAGTTTGACCCTGTATCGCGCATAGAACTACTCGAAGGCTGTATCTATGCTCTGAATAACAAGCTCAATGAATTAGAGCTTGACTACAAGAAACGCCTTCATGAGAACAGGAACAACAGTTAATGCCAGTGTACAGTCTCTGTGCGCCGTTGCTGAAAATGTTGTAACTCCTGAGAAGATAAGCGAGATTGTAGAGGTGCCCTACGATCCTGATAAATGCAGCGCCAAAAGCGCTGCGGCTATGCTCGGTATAGCCATCCCGTCGTTAAGCCAGGCTTGTGGAACTCCGGTCTTAGATATTGGTGGTCTTACAAGTATTTGGTGCGGCACCCACTATGAGCCTATTACAGACGCTCAGAAGTCTAAGGTCGTGAAAGCCTTTGCCCTTGGTGCTGGACTTCTCAAGCCATCTATCCTTACAAGTGACTTTACCCGTGAATTTGAGCGCTCATTTGCTTCAAGCGCTAAACCGGACGCAGTTTTTGGTTATGAATGTGGGGTGCGAGGTATCAATTTTATTGATGGCGTACTTACCATCAGCGGAAGCAAGGAAGCTTTTCGTCAAGGACATAAGCCGGAAGACCTGACGACCTATTGTATCCCCGCTCAATGGCAGAAGGGTGAACGATCTGAGGTCTGGGATTCCTTTATGAAAGAAGCTATTCCTGACGACGACAGTCGACAATATGTTCTCGCAATGTTCGCGAACGCTATTGCCGGCGATCCCTTCAATGCTCAAAAAATTCTTTTGCTTATTGGCGCTGCGGGGGCAGGAAAGAGCACGATGATTGAAGCTATAGCCGGGTGCATTGGTTTTCAAAACGTGATGCGTACAGACAATCTTGCGCAGATAACTAAAGATGACAGCCGGCACCGCATGAAGCTCGCTCATGCCACCCTATGCGTAAGTGCTGATGCTAGTGAAAAAATTGGTGACAAGGATGCGTTAAAGATGATCGTGTCAAAAGAGCCGATCATTGCGAGAAAACTGTACAGTGAACCCATTGAAATTAGGCCACGGGCTAGTCTTGTAGTTGCCTCAAACGAAATGGGTCTGAGCTATGTACTTAGTGACCCCGGTGTTGCTCGACGTTTTGACATTGTCAATTTTAGGACAGCCAAGGATCTGAAAAAACGCGACATTAATCTTCATGAGAAGCTATCGACAGATGATGCCAGGGGAGGTATAGGAATCAGCTTAGGCATCGCGTTGCTTTCTGAGGCGAAGAGAGGAGATGGTAAGCTAGAGCGACCAGAGGTGATAGAGAGAGAACTACAGCGTCTTAAAGTAGAGGGCGATCCATTCCTCAGTTGGCTCGAAGACACCGGCCTCTCGACCGATTTGCTGCACCGAAATACTGTGGTCGTGCATCAAGATGATTTGCACGACAGCTTTAAGACTTACTGCGCAAAAAACGGGTACAACACTTGGTCTATCAGGAGATTCAAAGGCCGACTACGCGCTCTAAATATGGAAGAGCAGGGGTGTCATGGCGGGAAGCACAGCTACACTTTTTTCGTTAAGGACTTGAAGTTATTGACATTGCGTCGTTCATTAAAGATGTGAGGATATAGCCATGCTCACGAAGTCAATATATAACTTGAGGCAACAAACAAGTTTTGCGCCTACAAGTAAGAATACTACTAGACCTCGAAGATCATCTGATCGAGGAAGAAGAAGTGATGGACCTCGCGTGTGTTTTAGCCGACGCATATCCAGAAGATGGGAGGTTCGTGGCGTCATTTGGCTTCTTGACTTACACTATCAAGAGACAAGGAGGTCTTTGTGTAGTGGAAGTAACAGAGGGGTACGGTTATCATTCAGCTTGGGGAGGTGTAGACGGTAATTTTTGCTAATGAGAAAGCGCCTCGATAGTTGTCATTTTTTCTCTGCTGAAGAAGCTGAAGAGCTGGTGCAGGAATATGTCGGTCTTTTTGTAGAATCCGGCGAGTGGTTTGCAAGAGCAGAAGGAGCTGCAATTCAGTATTATCTGAGCGAGTTCATGTACTTGCCATGTAGCCTAATTGGGGATATTTTTGATCGTCGTCCCTGGCACGTCAATCAAACTCTTCAAAGACTCAGGGAGTCGGCAAGCGATATGAGGACGCCCGTAACCATGAATGAGAGTTACCGAGACACGATTGAGCGTCTCGACGATATAGCACGTTCTAAATTCTCAGCTCGCAATGTAGAACTATGCTCAGTTCAAGACGAAAAAGAGGCGGCTTGGTTGCTGTGGTCTGCTCAAAAAGCTTGCGGATGGTTTGATGACAACGTAAACGAGCCTGATCAGAAAGAAATTGTTGATGACTTGTTGAGGTCACTAGGGCTGCCGGCTGGAGGCTGGATGAGAGAGGTTATTCTTAAACACTACAGAATCGACTATCATGGCTGAGAACCTACCTAAAAGCTATTACAAGCGCCGGAAATCAGACATCACCCTGAGTAGAGGCCGAAGAGTATTGGTTTTATCAGATCTTCACTGTCCATATCATGACATAAAGGCTATCGATGAAGCTATAGATTGGGGTCAGTCTTGGGATGTTGATACCGTAATCCTCCTCGGAGATGTCATGGACTTTCATAGGATTAGTCGATATCCTAGCGACCCGGGGACACTATCCTTTTCCAAAGAGATCGAGGTTGGTAATCAAATGCTTTTTGCCATTCGAGAGAGCTTCAGGGACGCTGAAATCCATTACATCGAAGGTAATCATGAGGTTAGACTGGGTGCTTACATTAAAAATAATGCAAGTGAATTTGCTGATCTTCCTGACTTGCGCTTGGAAAGATTGCTCGACCTTCACGCTCAAGACATAAACTGGGTAGAGAATGGATTCATTCACTGCGGTGACATGAGCTTTATTCATGGTCACGAGATGCGTGGTATTGGGGGTGTCAACCCTTCTCGAAAGCTCTTCAACAAAATGAAGAAAAGCGCCATCTGCGGACATCTGCATAGACCTGAGAGCTTTTACACTCGTGATGGAGCCGGAAAACTTCTCCAGTGTCATGTTGTAGGGCACCTGGGTGAGCCTACTCCTAACTACCACCCTCGTAATGACTGGCAGCACGGTTTTGCGCTAGTTGACATCACTAAGAAGGGGAATATCTACGTTGAAAACAGAACTATCTCATGAGTGAAGGATTGATTTTTGCCGATGGCTTTGATAGCTGCATCGTTGGAATACTAACCACTGACGACATACCTCGCGTGGTCTACGATAAATACGCGATGGTTAACTGCCTTCGAGCATCAGATCCAGACATGTCATTCGAGGATGCGGTAGAATTTCTAGAGTTCAACGTATGGTACGCTTATATTGGCCCTGAAACACCTATTTACATGTACACATTTGAGGGGTCACCAGAAGAAAAGCGAGAAGATATCCTAGAATATTACTACGATCGCTTGGAGTAATTCTATCTGGGTAGAAAAAAAAAGAAGAGGGCCGAAGCCCCCTTCCTAGACGACCGTAGCCGTCCTTCACCAACCACAATGAAGACTATAGTACCTTTTTAGATTCCTGGAAGTACTCGTCGATACAATCAATGCAAGCCTCTAGGCCCTTGCATATCTCCGCCTTCCACCCCCTTTCCCTTAGCTTTTTCTGCCATTCTTTTTGATGCTCACTGGCCCTGCCCGTGTTTGTCTTCACCTCAAGAGCTAATCCGCAGTAACCCTGCCTAGGCTCGAAGATCAACATGTCCGGGATGCCCTTTCTATACCCAGCCCTTTTCATTTTTAGGGCCGTGTGCATAGCCACCCTTACTCCGCCTACCGTCGCCGAGAAGAGCGGTGGTACCTCCATACTTTCCAGGTGATCGACAATAATAACTTGAATATCGTGCTCGGGCGAACCGATTTTCTTCTTGCCTTTTTTTGCGGAGCTGGCTTCTCCCTTTTTTCTGTACTGCATTCTTTTGCAAACCATTCCCGTACATCAAAGCACGGGCATTCTTTTTTAACGCCCTTTAGATCTCTGTGACCAATCAAAGCCGCCCCCGGGAACTCTTGCTGAAGGTCTTTAATGAGATGGACCATCGCTTCATTCTGCTCAGGAGTCCTGTTGTCTTCAGCCTTCTCAGCCTCAGCCGCCATCCCCCCGACCCAGGCGATCGCGATAGAATTGGTATTGAAACCTTTAGCATGGGCGCCAGGTCTCTCAACGGATCTACCACTCTCGACTGTGCCGTCTCTACGAATGACGAAATGATACCCGATGTCGGCCCATTTATTTTCTTCGACATGCCATCTTTTAATTTCTTCCGCACCAATATCCATAGTGGGTGGTGTGTATGAGCAATGAACAACAATCAGCTTGATTTCTCTCATCACAATCCTTTTTTAGCCAAGAGAATTTTAAGGTCTTGGATTCCCTCGACGCACTCTTTGAGCATCATTTTTAATTCGCTCTGATCGTTCTCAAGTCTATACACTCTCCCCTTGAGCTTGGCCAGCTCGCTATTCATAGACACCCACACACCTACGACTGCCAGTAGGGATGGGACTAGACTTATTACCATGTCGGTGTTCATCGAAATATAGTTACGTTGCCATTGATGTCAATGACTTTAGTTGATTGAAAGGTAGACGCCTTTATCGTCCATGTGTAAACGCCATCTGGGACGAAGTAACCTAAGCGATTTCCGATCCACTTATCCTGCGGATCATAGCTCACCCAAACAAGTGTCCCCCACCTGTTGTAGACCCTGCACTCCCATCTCCACCAGCACTCATTCCTAGTGACTGGTTTCCAATAGTCATTGATTCCGTCTGAGTTAGGAGTAAATGTGTTGGCTACATAAACTTGTGGATCGTTGCAGTTCTCTCCCTCTTCAGGTAGGTACTCACACTCTCCTTCCACAGTGCATTCATCGCAGTAGTTGATAGCTGCCTCGTCCATGCACCCCTGGTACACGCACGTCCCGTCGCTCTGTGTTGCGAACTCATTGTAGTTGAACGCGAATATATCCGTGCATCCATAGACGATCGGAGGCGGAGGGGGATCGCATGCCCCATTGAGCGACCATATCACCCAGTTATTCAAGATATCGGTATCGGGATAAGCAAACCCACCAATGCCTTCACACGAACCATCGATACATCCGCTATCGTTGATCTGAAAGATGGTCATGACCAAGCATTCTTCGTAATACGATCCACTCTGAAAGATGTCAATCCAGCATGGAGCTGAACCGCTGCCGGCCCACGGGGTTTCCAGTAGGTTGAAGGTGATCGTGTCTCCCGCTTGAAGTATATTGTCTGGCCCCTGACCTATCTCAAACCCAGGGAAGTCGAGGGGGAAGATGAGCAAGGCCCACCCGTCGTCGTAGAAGCACGGGAAAGGGTTGTCCTCAAGAGGCGGGTTGAATGTTAGAGCAAGCAAGAACTCACCGATGCTATCAGCTTGGGTTCCACACTGCGCTCCGTTCACAGCAATGGTTAAGTCAGTGGAGATCGGGTTGAATCCAATGATCTCCATGTCGCATTGTCCCCACGAGAGGAACGGGATAAATAGAAAGATCCACCTCATTGCACAAATACTTTCTTAGTTACACTCTTCCACTTGAGGATATACACTCCAGAGGCGAGCTGATCAAATGGCTTCTGCACCTTGCGGCCAAGCATGTCGTAGATCTGAGGCTTTGCCCCCATACTGATGGTGTTCTCTGAAGATTGAGCTACGATGTCAATGTACGTTGATGGAGAGAAGTCAAGTTCTATTGGGCAATCACCCACATTCCATAGCATGTAGAGTAGATCGTGAACGCTGACAATTCCATCCTGATTAGGATCGTATGGACAGCCTTCGGTGCAACCATAGTAGGATAGCATGACAAGCACATCTCCATTGCCGATGGATCCGTTGGCGTCATAGTCTAGTGGGCAAGCAGGGAATGTGTTGCAGAACTGAACCGACGTCTGATAGTATTCTTCGTCCTTGATCAAAGCAAGGGTGTCAAGCCCAGAGAAGATTGCGATGTATCCATTCTGCAAGAACGAAAGCACCATCCCATCACCAGCCGTATCGTAAGCATTCAGGGTGTAGCATTCCTCGCTCAAGCATGTGTTGTAGGTGTACACTTGGCCACTTCCATTGGTGTACCCTTCGTCTCCGATAAGCACGTTACCTTCACTGTCCACCACCTCCCAAGAGCATTCACTAGCAAAGTAATCTGGCGCTACCTCGATGGTGGCTAAGGTGCCTTCGACGCTCTCGAATGGAAGCCCCATGTAGTTATTGGTCTCGTACTGATCGAGCGGGGTGAAGACTTGAACCTCTATAAGCTGAGAGTCCTGTACATACACATCCTCGAATAGAACGTACTCTGACATCCCTGGGCCAAGGTTGGGTACCGTCCACGTCAGTTGATTGCCATTGCAGTATAGATCGACGTCTACCCAAGGGATTGTTTCTGACCCTTGATTCACCACCGTAACCCAGATGTCCTGAATAGATGCGCACCAGGGAGTCTCGTACATAACGTCTGAGATTGTCGCATCGTACTCTACTGAAGGCACACAACCCGCAGAGAAAGGAAGGTCTTCGCGGGAGCCTAGCAAGCAGTCGTGCATCCTCTCCGCCTGACCCACAGAGAAGGTGGTCTTGCAATCCTGCGGTGTGTAGTCCATGAAGTTCTCTACCATAGCCTCGGGGCACGAAGAGGTGCAGGAGTAGTTTGTGGTCGTCGGTGGAGTGTCGCACACCCTGTCGCCTTGTGTGTCGCAGCTAGTCTCAACGCAATCATTGCTATTGAAGAAGGTGTGGTATAGGGTAAGGTAGTGGCCCAGCTCATGCGTCAGGGTTTTGCTCTGGTCGCGCCCAGGCTTCAACTCACCCACCGTACCCGTCACGTTGTACAGGACAACGACCCCATCACGACAGTCTCCTGTCGGCCCCAGGTATGCGTACCCTTGCGTGCCGGCAGCAGCATTGTTGCCGTCAATCTCCGACACCACATAGATATTGATGTAGTTGTCAGGATCCCAACACCCAGCCATCGACTTCATCATGATGTCACTAAAGCCATCTTGAGAGCTCTGAGGTGCCACGCCATCCTCCACGTAATCCGCCCATACACTGGCATCGTACCTCGTGATTCCAATGGTTGGGTTGCCCTGGGGATCTCTTTGCGCTAGGCAGAAATCAATCTTAGTGTCCACGTCGCCATTACGAAAATGATCATTGGTCGCCTCCACTGCCGACAAGACCTGCTCGTTGCTGATGTTGTTGACTTCGCTCGTCCCCGTGTGTACAATATGAAATACAAGGGGCAGCGTCTGTACTTGCGCATCATCGAGATCGATTGATGTCGCACGCAACCCCATCGTCTGTGCCACAGGGAGGCTCAAGCACTCTGCCTGTGAGTAGACGGTGTTAAACAAAATAAAGACCAGTGAGAGAAGCAGGGTTCTTTTCATTCGGATAATTATGTAGAAGTGTCAAACTCAAATTCGACGATGTAGTTAAACTCCATAGTGCTGCTTACGGGGTCACTAGTCGGGTCAACTTTCAATGATAATATGTCACCCTTACTGAATGTCGCGGTGGAGTAAGTGTATGTAAACGATGTGTTCGCAGCGTTGATGTTCACTGTTACTGATTGCAAGCTAGTTGCTGGCGCATGAGTTCCGTCTGTAGCCTTGTACCACTGCAAAACCGTATTGCCAAGTGTCTCCTGGCTTCTGGCAATAATCTTTTTCACCTCCCCGTCGTATGGCGCCACAAATCCGGTTCTTGAAAGTGCGCTTGACGCTGTATTCTGTTCAATAACGTCACCCGTCAACGGCAGATACCTAGAGTATGGATATGCAAGCTGCGCACCACCGCTGTAAAAGTGCTTTATGACATCTGAGCCGCCTCCACCAGACACTGAGTCAAAAAACAAATTACCATCACCGTCAGTCATAAGAGCTTGACCGTCTGAACCATCCTGAGAAGGTAAAACAAAGGTCAGGTTAGCAGCAAGAGAGCTAGGCGATTGAAGACTCAGTATATGAGAATTGTCACCATCCTTGACTCTAAGAGATCCGCCCTGAGTGCCGTTGCCCTGAACGGTGAGTCTACTCGTGGCTATGACAGTTCCCGTACTGAAAATTTTGAACTTAGATGTGCTGCTACTTTGGAAGTCAACAGAGCTAGTTCCCATCTCAACAACCCTTGCGCCCGAGAGGGTGAGATCTGTATTCCCTAGGTTGGTGTCTGCGATTGTGGAGAAAGAGAGGTTCCCACTCCCGTCTGTGACCATTGCTTGACCATTAGATCCATCAGCTCCCGGCAGTAGCAGAGTGTAGTCGGCAGCCACTGTTTGCGGGATCGCAAGCCTTACATAGTTGCTGTCGTCTTGGTCATAGAATTTAATCGCTCCTACCAGCGCACCTGTACCGAAGGCGTCGATGTTGTTACTGGTAATCTTAAATATGTTTCCATCAATCTCAAGAGCGGACCCGATATTGATGTCATTCGAGGTGAGGTTGATTGCCCCTGTGAGTGCGGATAGGGTTATTTCACCAGTGCCAGGAGGGTCAATGATTACATCAGCATCACCCCTAGACTCAATGGTGAGTGTTGCATTGTCAATCACCGCATTAAGAGCGGTAACGGTAGCATCTCTACTTGCCCCCCAAGCCACTGAAAAGCTTGAATCCTGAAAAAATTCAGTGTAGACCTTAGGGCCTATGATGACATTCTGGGTATCTGCCTCTACGATTTTCAACTTGCTCGCATCGGTATCTGCAACAGCGGTAATCTCTCCATCAAGGTCAAACCTTAACACTTGAGGCCCAGGCAGAATTACTGCCGCCTTAGGGCCCTTTTTGTATATCTGTACGTTTGCCATTTAAGAGTGATTTGCGAGCTTAACTTTGACTTTTCTGAGTTGGACGTCAAAGTCCGTGGTCTGCGAGTCTCCTGCCCTGCAACCGAATCGAACCTTGATCTTCACTACCGCCGGGCTGTTGACGGGAATAGATATGCCTCCTGAAGGAAAGCCTTCTAAAGCCGTGTATGGCAAGCTTGTGGCAAAGGCGTATGGGGCATTATACACACCCATGAATATCTCTTCGGTTAAAATCACTGTGTTAGCAGAATTGAACCCTCTAACCTCAGCGAAGAAACCCACCGTCTGGTTAGGTAGGGTGGTGGTAAGGCGGAACAACGAACCTGCGTCTGGCAGAACGCTCACGCCCTTAGTAGTCCATGAAGTTATAGGTAGACCTGTACCTGACGTGAACTGTATTTCATCGTCATCATCCAGAACAGTGACACCGTTGGACCCTGCGGTAAAGTTACTGCTTGACGTGTCGACGTGAGACGCCGCAAAAGTTAGGTACAGGTTTTCTTGAGTCGTAGACGTGTAACTCACCACCTGAGAACCTTGTGTGACATCGATGGGTACCTCGGACTGTTGGAACAAGTCGTTATCGGATTCAAAGAGTTGACCGAAAAGTGTCAAGAATGTCAAGAGGTCTGAGACCGTGACACTGCCATCACCATCAAAGTCACCGAGCAATCCAGTGGCGCCTGTGTAGTCCGCCAAAGTTCCTACGCCCGCGTTCACAAGGTCTTGGTAGCCCCCTTGTACGATAGCTGTTGAGAAATCCGCTAGGGTGAACCTCTTCACGCCTGTATATCCAGGTATGGTGCTATCGGCAAGTAGGCTTATCAGTCCTAGGTCATCAGTAATGGCCTCGATAGGGTCGTTGTTACCATTTCTATCAGCAAGAACATCAGCATTGCTAAAGGTAGTAGGCTGAACAAACTTATTCGAGGAGCCCTCTGAAATGTTGTCAGAGGAGAGAACAGTAGCGCCAGACTTCACCGTGATAGCCGTAACCTCACCAGTTTCATCGTCAAGCTCGAAATTGTTTGTGACGTTTCTCGACTGAAACACGGGTCTTACCACATCCACTCCGGTGGGGAGACCTACGATGCCCCCAAAACCCCGGTTCCCCCTGCCCCCGTCGTGCTGTATAGGTGTGGCGGAAAGGGTACGAGTCTTACCCACGACAAGGAAGTCGCCCTTTATCCCCTCATTCATAGTCCAAGAATAAGAAAGAGGCATAAGAACCTCGCTCTCATCTTTGTCATCACGAAGCTGATTCGTCACGATACACATGAATGGATTCTTGAGAATCTCGTATTCGTTAGTAGGGCCAGTAATATTTTTTGGCTTGATAGACAACGAGTAGTACGGAATAGTCTCACCAAATATCTGGAGAAAGCTTTCGGCTACATACGCGTGAACTGAGTCGTACCTCTCATTAGGGATAGTGGAAATCTCATCCCCTCTGTGACCCATCCACTTGCATTTCTGCCAGAAAGTCTCGGGGCTCACAAAGTCACCACTACCACTACCGTCCTTCTTTTGCAGCTCTAGGATATTGCTGGTGTGAGTATTACTGTAAGCCGAGCGAGACCCTAGGCGTGATGATCCAATGTTTAGAATCTCGTAGCCATCGCCCCCTGTAATCTTTGTCACCAAGTCACTACTATCACTACCGTCACCCTGAGTGACGCGCAAGCCCGTCATGTGGATGTAGTTTGGAGAACGAGAAAATGTAAGGTTAGTGCTCGGGGCCGATCCGACTCCACCTGACCCGTCCGCATTCTCACTCCTCCATGTCGGGTTTTCGTTTGACCACTCAGTGAAGTTGCCCTGACCGCCTTGAGCCGTAGTATTAGGACGCGGTCCATTGTTGCATCGGAACATAGAGAAACCCATCTCTATATAGAACTCCTCAAAAGACAGTGTGGCGTTGCTAGCCCCATACGGCAGCTCAAAGTCAACAATATCCCTAAACCAGTGATGCCAAGTACCCGATCCGGCGCCAGCATCCTTTAGGATAACACCCGCACCATCGTTTTCTCCTTGAATCTTTGTGCCAATAGGTGCGTATGAAAGCTGACCGTCGTACTGCTCTGTCAAGGTGTGGATTGTCGCACCATAACCCTCTCCGCTGTTGTCGCTGTCACCGTGAGGCACAATAACCTCGAACCATCCGTCATCTTCGTAGTTTGCGTGATCATCTTTGATCCACTCTAAGTCGTTGTATAGCTTACGGAAGAAGTACTTGTCGCTATCAGTACCAGCCGCAAGATTTATTCTAATAAAGTCCTGACCACCATTGGCCTCTACGTGTGTGTGAACGGTTCTGCTAAGCCTGTAACCCACATCACCTGTTGTGGTAAACTGAACCCTAAATCGAGCGATGAGAACAGAACCGACAAGCTCATCGGGTGTTGAGTCAAGAGTACTAGTGTGAGAGAATCTTGCGTTACCGCCAAAGTTGAGCCTGATAGATTCGCCACTAGACAGCTCCAAATCATCAGTAGTAGTTGGCTCGAAGCCTAAGTAACCCGTTCTGTCTGCGGGATACTTGTAGAAAGGCAAGTCCACAACGGGTGAACCCGACTCGTATGTGGCACTATTTCTAAAATTCAAGTACAGGTCTGCCCGGTTTCCATCAACAGTAAATGAACCCTGAGTAAACGACATAGAACCACTAGTACCAGAAGCATCTAGTAGATTTTGATAGACTATAGCATTGTCTAGGTTGAGATACGAAATGTTCGGATTGAGAAAGTATCCATAGGCAGCCAAGAAATCACTACCCCCCTCCTCATGGGTTAAGTTCACCTGCGCAACAGGCAGAGTTCTCTTTCTAACGGCCCCTGCAAGAAAATGAATATACTCATCCGCAAGATGCCGGGTTACAGAAGTGTATCCGCCGGAAGCAAGCGTCCAATCATCTGTGTTAGGGTTATAGGAATACTTACCCGCAAAAATGAGTCTCCCACCAGTAGTGGCGATGTCGTGCCTACAAGCAATGTTTAGGAAGCCATCGAAAATACATGCCGTCGCCCCAAATGTTTTGCAGATGTCTTCGAGAACATCTCCTGTGTTTAGAAAATCTTGAGCGGCCTCCAACTGCCGGATTCGGTCGACTTGTTTCTTAGGCACATTAAAGCTAGAGGCACGGACTCTACACTTATCGAAGATGTAGTCTGTTTCGTCATAGAGGTATTCGTTACCGTCGTCATCTACGATTACAGCAAGAGGCAATCCGATCTCCCTAATCATTGGGATGCTAGTCTCATTGAGGTAATTCAGGACATAGTCCTTATACGCGGTAAAACCGGGAAGCTTATTGATGATTTCTCGGAGGTAGAAAGAAAGCTTCTTAAAGCCGGTGTATGGCAGGTCGGTGCCGTCATCACGCCAAGGCTTACCTCGCAACGCAGCGAGACCATCGGTGAATGTTATATCGACCCTGTGATACTCAGCTTCTACTCGAATAGAACAATCTTCAATAACCAAATGCCCATACCAGTATGGAGCACCATCCTCGTCATTAAAGAATAGGCAGAACACATCGCCTTCAGGGAGATCCAGCATCTGCTCCCACGTAGTAAGCTGAGCATTGTTCAGCCTACTGGTGAAGCTGAGGGTGGCCCCCATAATCGCATTAGTAAACCTATCCTGATCCCCATCCCAGGCAAGCTGAAGTCCAGGATCATATATCTCCATTTCCGAGGTGGCAGATGTGGATACGGTGCCAGAAGTACTGCCAATAATTACCCGATAGTCATTAGCCGCATGAGCAGCCACAGCGCTATCGCCCCTGCGAGCGAAGTAGGTAGTGTCAAAAATATGTTCTACAGCCATTATCCGAATGTACGGTCGATAGCGCGTGTGCCGCGCTGGTTTGCTAACACGATGTTGTTACCACTGATAGAGCCCTCAACGGCAAGTGATCTATCACTACCGCCACCCACTCCAGGTATGTTTACATTTCCGGGTAAAGCATCAAAACCGAAACCCGAGCTGAGGAAAGAACCAAAAGCCTTGGGGTTGAACTCAACAACACCGAAGGCCGCAAGGATAGCGAAGAGCGCGATGAGCGTAATAAGCTTTCCGACAAGAGCATTGAAGGTATTGATAAAGCCCTGCCTGAATGCCGCAAAGAAATCCTCACCACCCTGAGCCGCCTCCACGAAGGCATCACCAATAAAGCTAAGCTGCTGCTGAAAGAACTGTATGGCTTGCTGCTGACGTGTAAAATTGTTAACTACGTCAGTTGCTAGATTAAATTTCCCGATGAGGTCATTAAGAGCGTCTGAGTCGTTAAGATCTTCCTGATTGATAATGGCAAACTCTAACTCTCGCTGAAGAGCTTGTAGTCTCCGCGTAGCCTGATCAGCATCAGTAAACAACCCGAAAGAAGCTAGCTTCTCGAAATCCTTGCCGGCGTCTTGTATAGACTTTAATTCACCTTCAAGTTTCTTTAATGAGATATCTGATTCAATATCTTCAGCTTCTTCCTTGAAGCCCACCAGGGCCGCAAGAGCCGCCTGTATAGCGTCTCTGAGAGCCACGTAGTCCGATACGTCAACACCTTCGCCCGCATTAGCTATAAACTCATTGAGCTTATCAATATTTGCTAATACAGTAGTGTCTGTAAGAGGATCGACAACACTGGCGATGCCCGTGTTTTTAGACACCAGAGTGTTAAACTCCTTATTGAGTTTGACTAATTCATTCTCAGCACGAACGCCTAGCTGACGTAGCTGTTCATTGAACTGATCCACTTCGTTGACAACATTGGGATCGATCAGACCTAGTTGAAAGTCGAAGCGGGTAGACTGAATGGTTTCATTGAGCCCTAGAATTTCAGCCTCTATGCGATCGATTTCTCCCTGAATTTTCTTTGCTTCTTTGGTTATCCCATTGGCTAAGATAACACCCTCTAACTCCGTCTGAAGCAAGCCCAACTCACGACGCAAAAATTCTAATTGAGCCAGGTTGCCTAGTCCCTTCAGGGCCTCAGAAAGACCTAAAGACTCCTCTGTGAGATCCCGGAGAGCTTGCAGATCAGCCTTCCTAACTATACTATCCTCAAGCTTTTTATACGCAACGAGAGACTCTTGAAATATCAGGGCCAAGCTAAAATCACCAGCCGCAATCAGCTCCGCAGTGTAATCCTCTATAGCAGAAACAATACCCTGAATAGCTTTTTTCTGAGCCTGTAAGTCTTTATCATCACCAAAAGCCGACTCCATTATGTCCGTTGTGAACGAACCTGACTTCAAGATGTCACCTAGTTTTTGAGCGCTATCTGATAGAGTAGCGATACTACCCTGAGTCTCTAAAACCCGCCCCGTACTAGCGCCGAACTGCCCGGTGACCTCACGTAAAACCTTCAAGAACGCATTGAAGTCCTCAATAGACTCTTTCGCGTCCGCTGCATTACCAAAAGTACCGGCAAAGTCCTCTGACAGCTTCTGGGCCTCCTTTGCAAGCTTTAACTGCTCTTCCTGTCGACGTTTGAGCTCATCAGCGTACTGAAGCCTAAGAGCTTCCTGTAGAGCGATGTCTTGCTCCGTCTGCTCAATCTTCTCCAAGATATCACTGGTACTATAAAGAGCCTTTAATATCCCAATAAAAATACGAGCGATCCTCTGCGCAATGCCATTTACATTGTTCCATAGGCCAAAAGCCGTGTTGATACTGTCGTTTGAATCTTCGAGTATTCTTGGCAGTTGAGCCCAAACTCTACTAAACCCACTATCAGCTTGATCATTAAGACGATCAAGACCCCTTTGCATACTCTCGATCGTATCACTATACTGCTGCTCAACGGCGTCGAGCTCGGCAGTACTAAACAGCGAAAGGTCGGCCTGTGTAAACTCCTCCAAGAAAACCTCTACAGCGCGATCGGCTTCAGCCTGAAGATTGTTTATACGAAGCGTAAGAGACAACTCATCCTGACCCAGCCTCTCAAAGGTATCCTTAGCCGACAAGCCATCACTTGGCCTCCCGAAAAAGAAGGTTTGGTTACCAAAGTCCTGAAATGATGAAAAAAGTCTGCTTCGAATTTCATCCCTCTGCACTATGTTCTCGGCTATCTCATCGCCGATGCTCTTAGACTTTCTCTTGAACTCCTCCAGAGCCCCGGGGAGATCCTTAGATATAATGCCTTCAGCAGTTTTGATCTTATCCCCTATGTCTTCAAAAGACTGATCAATAGCATCAAGCTTATTTAAGTCGTCAGCTGACAACCCCCCTTCTCCAAAAATCCTGAAAGGCACATCTTCGGCTAGAAACTTTGCACGCTCGTCAGCAACTTCTTTCTGAGCCTGTCTTAACTTAGGAAGGGACTTCCTCGCAAGAGTATCCGTGTCTTTAATCTGATCCTCGAACTGCTTATTAGCCCTTTCGATTGTGCCAAAAGAAGCCTCGTAAGCTAACTTCGCAGAAATTATTGAGGCAGTAAGGGCTAGGAAAGTCACGGCAGCAGCAGCCACTATAGGGTTCGCTATAACGCCCAGGATAAGACCTCCAAATTGCGTAAGCGAAAAAATAACAGGCCCCAGTGCCGCCACCACACCAACCAAGGATATGATAAGCTTCAGCGTCTCCTTATCCATCTCAGCTATAGCAACCGCAGCGTTCTGGAAGATATCAGCCACTTCCTCCATAGCGGGGGTAAGAGCGTCACCGATTGTGATGCCCACAGCCTGTGTAGCGTTACGGATACGCTCAAGAGAAAAGAACAGCCTCTTTTCAAGACCCTCGGCCATAGCGTCGGCAGCCCCCTCTGATTCTAGAAGCTGACGTTTGAGCAACTCAAACTCCTCCCCCATCTCCCCGATACTCGCTGCCGCGACACCGGCGCGATTACGGAAAATCTCAATCAGTTGGTTGAAGTTGAGCTGGCCTGAAGTAAGGAGCTTGAGCTCATTACCTGTGACGCCGAACTGCTTACCCAAGCGAATCATAACCCCCTTGAGCCTAGTGCCTGAGATACCCCCCTTTTGACCTGCGTTGGCGAGGAGACCCAGAAGCGCTACTGTACTTTCAAAATCATTGCCCGTGATGTTCGCTACCGAACCCACGTTCTTCATAGCCTGAGAGAAGTTCTCAGTGCTCAAGGCCGTATTACGGAAGGCTACAGCCAAGACGTCAGCTACGCGAGACGCGTCAAGATTACTCTTGCTAAACTGACGTATGACCTCCGCAATGGTGGTACCCACCTTTGTTAAGTCTCCTCCGAATACCGTGGTAATCTTTGTGGTAGCCTCCACAGCGTCAGCCGTCTCAGAAGCCTGGAAACCAAGCTTACTGAGCTCAAGCTGAAGACCTGCGACTTCGGTACGAGTAAAGATGGTTTCTCTACCAAGCTTAGCAGACTGATCCCTCAGACGATCTAAGCCCTTTCCGCCAGTAACGGCCTGTAGCTGAGCGTCTACACGGTCAAAATCCGCAGCTACTTTTAGCGCGGCGGCACCGACAAGAGCAAAAGCAAAAGTAAAGGACCGAGAAAAACTCTGACCAAAACTGAGGGCTTGAGAGCGAAGCTGTAGCAGCTTAGCGGAAACAACCTCACTGTTTCGAATGAAGTTGGTGGTGTCCAGAGTTAGGACCGCAGATAGTCTGCTAAGGCTTGATAGACTTGCCATCTTAGAATTTTCTCATTTTCTCCAGGAGAGCCTCTGCTTCTTCGGCTGAAGAAACCTGACCTCCCTGATTTTCAATCTGACTAAAGGGGTTGAAGTCATCTGGATTGTACTTCTTACCCTTAGCGGCATTCGCATTGGCGAAGAGAGCCATCATTGCTGATGTACGCTCCCAGTCTCGTTTAAGCGATTGCAAATACCCCTCTCTATACCAAATGAACTCGCGAAGGGTCATGTTCCAGAGCTGATCCGGAAGCAAGCCCATCGCAAATCCAGTCTGATAAAGAGATTCCCAACTAATCGTCTCCTCGCTAGGAGACGGGGTTAGTTTCCCTTTTTCGCCTCCCCTTCACCCCCAAGTGCTGATGAAACAGCAGCCATCATACCCTCAAGGGTGTCTGCTTCGTCCAGTGCCTGGGCGCACCAAACGTCAAATTCAGGAAGTTCCGCAGCCTTGCCTCTGCGCAGGGCCTCGTTCTTTACACCGTAGTAACAAAAAGCAGGAACGGCAGTGAGAGGGTCTTCCCCCATCCAATCCTGAACACTGTCAAGTTTGACATTAAAATGCTGGCACATAAGGCGCAGAGAATTCAATGTCAGAACTGCTTTGTACTTTTTCTTGCCTACAGTAAAGGCAAATTCTCCTCGTAGTTGGTTCATGTGTGGTTGTTTTAATAGTTAAAGGACGGGGGCAACTACACCCCCGTCCCCGATAAATTATGCTACTGGGTAGACATCGTCGACACCTGTGAGCTGAACGCTGTAGGTAGCGATTTCGTCTACTGATCCCGAGAGAGTCACTGATTCGATGAGAGCCTGACCTGCGTACTCTACCTCAGACCCAGACTCACCGACGGACCACTTGACGACGACATAGTCCTTGTCAATACCCATCTGAAAGATGCCGGTACCGGTGTCATTAGAGTCCTGGATCAAACCGTCAGCCGTCACGCTCCATGACTGAGTGGACTCCTGGAGCATACCCCCGATTCCATCACGAGCGACATTCTCGACAGCGTTATTGATTTCGATAACGCTATTGGTGGCAGCGCCAGCAATCGTTAGATTGCTAAAGCCACCTGAGGTATCTGAGGCTACGCCACGGAACTGACCCCCGGAGTTAATAGTAAATGCCCCAGTAATAGTTGAGGTAGCGTCTTCTACGTCAACGATACGCTTGGAGGACGATCCTTCCAAGTAGTAGATGGCTACGCAGTTTGCATTGATTACAGCCATGATATTAGTTTTTTAGTGTAAGTACTTGTAAAGTTTACCATAGCCGCGAATCGTGGCTGTATAGGTTTGAGTGGAGTCGAAAGACCCTGAAATATTAGCGGACTCAATGACGCCCTGCCCAATATATACGGCATTGCTTTCCGATGTGCCAGAACTGTCGGTAGAGTCGAGCTGATACTTTACGATGACGTATTCTCCGCGATTGCAGATATCAAAAATTTGAGAACCCTTAGAGCCTCCAGAATCAGTAGAGTCATTCGAGATAAGTCCGTCAACGGTGACTGACCAAGTGTTAGAGCCAATGCTTGTGAAGGTCGAGGACTTGCACTGAGCACCCTTAGCTACTACTTCATCTACATTAGTAGAAAAGTCAAGCGTCGAGTTGGTGGCCGCATAAGCCATTCGGATCGAATCCTTAACCGTGGTGCTAGAGTTAGTATCGTAGTAATACAGATTCGGCGAACCGCTATCACCCAGCCAAACATCAGAGTCGTTGACGACATAGAAGGCGCCATCGGGAGGAGAAGAGCCATCATAAGCACTCTTACCAGCAGCCGCTGATGTATTGTTTACCTGTACTCCGATAGGTGATGTCTGACGAAAGGCATTAAGACTATCCACATAGTCAAGTACATATACGCCGAGTTTGTTTGCTGTAAGTAAAGCCATGATTTATTATTGAGAGTCAGCGGCATCGAAACGCATCAAGTTGCCGTATCCGCGAATGGTTGCTGTATAGGTTTGAGTAGAGTCAAAAGATCCGGAGAGACTGACAGATTCGATAATCCCTTGTCCCCAGTAGGTGACGTGGTCCTCGTCTTCGCTAGATATGGCCTTGGCTTCTACATTCAAAGCGAATTGCACGAGGCAATACTTCTTTTGACGGGCCAAGTCAAGTAGCGCTGAGGAGCCAGTTTGACTGGATGTCAATGTATCAAGGATAAGTCCGTCCGCCGTGACACTCCACGAAGAAGAACCCACAGTTGTATATGTCTCAGATTGACACTGAGTACCCTTAGAGACCACCTCGTCGATGCTTCGACTCACGTCGATAGAGGTGTTGGTGGCGGCGGCAACGAGGTCCATTTTATTGTCCCCAGTTGAGCTGTTGTTAGTTTCACCCAAATACTTAAAACCTGAGGCGTTTGCTGAGCGAGGATCATCTGTACCCTGGATAGTTCCAATCTGAGGGCGACTTGTCTTGCCGTAGCCACCAGCGGTAGAACCTTCGTAAAGGTCAATTCCATTGCTCTTAGTGATAAAAGCAAAGCTGTTGTTTGTCGGCAACGGCGAGCCATTGTCCCAAAAATCCTGAACAGCAGCATCACCATCGGTTTCGTCGGCGGCTGTAACGTGGACTCTAAACGGGCTAGAGCCTGAGTCCTCGTACACGTACAGACCCATAAAGTTTGCGTTAAGTAATCCCATTATATTGTTCTTAGTTGTCTTAAAATCCCAGCAAGCTCTTTGCCTAGATTTGCTCTGTACGTGCCCAACGTAGCGTTGATAGCGGGGCGAACGTGAGGTTGAGCTCTGTGATTGATGGTGCCTAGCTCAGTGAAGTGGTCGCGCCACCCAGCCTTTGCGAAAGATTCCCCCTGCCACATGCCTTTACCACTTACGGCTCCAACACGGATACCGATAGTATTAGGAGGCGTCTTGACAAGCTTCCTCATAGAGTATGAACGAGACAACGCCCCCGTCCTTACCGGTGAAAGATTTTCCATCATCTCCTTCATCGGCTTAGCGGCTCTCTTCATTGCAGCGATCAGCATCTTCTCCCGAGAACCAAGAGAGTAGTACTTCCTCATTAAACGAGGAAGCTCGTCAGTGTAGTTGAATCCCTTCACGTGCACATTGGCTAAGAATTTTCCAGCGCCCGGTCCTATAGCCATTACAAATTAGGATTGTTGTCACCCTGGTTGTCCCGACGGCGACCACGAAGGCGCATACCCTCGCGACGACCCACAGGTAGGATGGAGTAAAGATTAAACCGACCACCGTTCCACTCGATGATATCATCGAATTGGATGCCACTGACCCAGCGACACTTAAATTCCGCTTTCATCTCACCCACCGTTTGGTCGTCGTCGCTAAACTCGGACGCACCAGCAGAAGGTGTGCCTAGATGAAGGATACTACACCGAACACCACTCTTCCAAAGAGATTCCGTCTCTACTGCATCACCGAAGCTATTGATAGTTCGGGTGACACGGTAGATGTCAATCTTCTCATGTAGACTTCCTGCCTTCATCAGAACTGACGTACACTTTGGATGAGACGATGAACTCCCTCCTTCAACTCTGTCGTGATCCCACCGATGTTCTCGGCTTCACGCATGTTGTAGTAGTGACCTACAAGCAGGAGGGCTGCTTGCTTGTATTGCTTAGGTAGGATCGCCAAGGCGGTACCTGCCGTGAATGTGAGCTCAACGAAATCCTCGTCGAAGTCACTGTGCTCCGTCAACTTGTCGGGTAGGTTGCGCAAGTTGATGATAGCGGGATAGCGATTTTTCTGCCAGATATAATCAAGATCAGTGATGATGTCAGTACCCGAGGAAGCGAGTACATCACCACTCATTGTGTTGTCCTTCTTACGGTACTTGATCACTAAGTCATCTGCGATATCTTGGCACTTGGGGATGGTGACCCCATGATGGTGGACAGCCTCGTCATAGTCGAGGTTCACAACGACTGTGTGACTGCCCAGCAATCGATCGCTCAGCTCCTGCATATAGTCAAGAGCCGCGTCAAGGTAAATCTTCAGCAAGTCATCCTCGCTGTTATCGATAGCGCGTACATGATTGCGAAGCAAAGCCAAGGCTGTTGCCTCACTTGCATCGAAGAGTGTAGTGCTAGCTACTGAAGTACGTGTTACCTTGATATTCATTCTTGAGTAATAAAAGGGGGCCAGGCCATTTCCTAGCCCCCAGTTATTTGTTATTCAGCTATTACGATCCCATAGAGTCGAGACCCACGAAGCCTTGGCCCTGCAAAGTCTTGAACGACTTGTAGACGTTAGCGATGATGCGCACAACACCGTTGTTGGCATCGGTGTAAGGATCAACCATGATGTTCACACCGCCCCATGTACCCATGACGAGCTGGCTTTGATCCATCATATACAACTCCCCAGCAGTAACACCGGAAGAGATAACCGTGTCGTACCCGATGACTGAGCGACGCTCTGCTGGAGTAGAGCCGAACAAGATGCCAGATCCGGCATCGAAGCTCAACGTGCGAGCCTTACGGAACGCAGCGGCTGAAGACAAGCAACGGATGTTTGCGAGGTCTACGTCGTCCTTCAACAAATTCTCTTCCAAGTGGAGAGGGTTCATTGTGGCAGCAACGAAGTCCTTCAATCCAGCAGCAGGAGATCCCGCATCGTTGAAGTTCGCGATAGTAGCAGCCTTGATGTCAGCGATGATATCATCGTTGAACTTAGCCTCTACAGCCTTGCGGATATCCTGTGCGATGAAAGCACCCATGTCGTCAGCGGACTGAGCGAGCATCTGCTCTGTGACCTTAGAGTACGCGCTGTAGCGTGTAGGGCTCAAGGTCTTGGGAGTGAAGCCCACGAGATCCTCGGTGGCAGTAGCTCCCTGAGCCGGCTTGGTTCCAACGATCTCGGCGTTTTGAACCTGGAACACAACGTCACCAGTAAGGTTCGTCAAAGAACGAGCGCCGAGCTGAGTAGCGATATCGTTGGGACGGAAAGCCGCAACGAGACCAGCGTCCTGAGAACCGATAGTACCTCCGAAAGCGACACTGTCGATAGCTCCGGTATTGTCCACGGCAGTAGTACCGAGGGCATCGGAACGCATAACCATTGAAGGAACAGAGAAACCTCCGCTCACGTTAATCTTAGAGTTGTTGAACTCGGCGCGAGCCTCCTGGTTCATTTCGGCTTCGAGGCCAGTCAAGCGACCCTGGGCCGCTTCTTTGATTGCCTTGCCAAAGCTGTAACGCTTAGACACGTGCATTTCAGTGTCGCCCAATCCCTGTACATAGGCCGGGGCTGATTTTGTCTTTTCTGACATATCTTCAGATTTAGAATTTTGAGAACGAGCCTCCGGCTCTACATTTTTATTTCGCAGCCCATAAGCATTTGGTACGAGGTCTGGGTCTGCTAAGATTACCTCGGTTTTGATTGTGCGCTCTTCGTCGTCGTCTTCCTCCTCTTCCTCTTCTTCCTCCATACGATCTTCATCTTCCTCTTCCTCCTCCTCTTTGTCGCCGTCCATATATGCACGGTCGTCTTCTTCCTCCTCTTCTTCCTCCTCTTCTTTTTCTGATCGCTGAACAGCGGGGATTGTATTGTTGCCTTCGCAACCACAGTCCTCACTATCGGTAGCGGCCTCTTCTACGACCAGCTCCTCTTCGCGAACTTCTTCTTGTTCAATAGACATAACTTCTTCGTTTGCGAGAGCCAGCTCCATAGCGCGGAGTCCGACCTCTGTTGTAGGGTACGCGCCTTGCGTAGTAGGGCTGACATCAAAAAGCAAGCCCACCTCTTTAATCGTGCGCAAGTTGAGCCCGTCATCACGACGGTCCCACTCGTCCTCACGAACGGTGAATCCAAAACTGCTAGTTGATACATTTCCCATGCGGATGTTTTCCGCTAGATCTTTTGCGTAACTCTGATTGCCAAGCTCGAAACGATACTTGAGTCCCCGCTCATCAACCTCCAGCAACAAGCCGCGACCTACACGGGCTAGCGGTTGGTCAATGTTGTGGTTGAACAGAGCTACGGTATTACTCATGTCCGCCCCGTCAAAGGCTCCCCGAGCAACGCGCTCAGCGAAAGCTCCCCCGATTACCGTTTCGTCATCAAAGACAGCGGCATAGCCCTCAATCATATTGGGCTTACCTTCTACTTCTCTGACCTCAACGCTGGAGGACAAGAATCGCTTTTCTACGTTTTTCTTTGCCATTGTTGGGTTATTTGCTACTCAGTGGATGGCCGCTAGGGAACAGGTCCGTATCGTGCTTTCCGCTGCGAAACTTTTCATTTTTCAGGGCATACAGGAATGAGTTCACACGAGCGTATGCCCACTGCTCGGGTGACTTTACACTAGGCCGGACGGATCCGGGATTCGTTTTGTACGCTCCCACACCACGCTTGAACACGGCGCTAAGGGTGCGGACGTTTGTCTTCTTGCTGGGCGCGGTAACCTTTTCGTTGTGATCGTCAGCTTTCTTTTTCAGACCTTTCTTAACGGCGCCAGTAATCTCCGAACGCTCATCAGTAGTCGCTTCGTCGTGGCCACTGCAAGCCATGTAAACAGTCTTCCCTTCGAGGTCGTGCTCGTGATAACCACTACATCCGATTTCCTTTGCGTGAGCCTCAGCCTCAGCCACTGTCTCAAACACCGGTTCGCCGTCTACTGTACCGACCTGCTTTCTACCCTCAGCCTTATTGATTACGCCACTGCACCAGCTACGCATAGAGGTGCCACCCCAGGCGGCGTACATGACGCTACCACAAATCTCCTTGCCGTCCTCGTCCTTGAACTTACCTTGATTGTAAGTCTCTGCACGGGAGAGGAAAGAGAAGGTGCGCTTGATTGTTTTCAAAGAAAGCTTCTCTCCTGAAGAAATCTGATTAGCTCGCTCCCAACCTACAGCGGTGCCACACTTGCTACCGTTTTTCTCACGGTGGCGCAGGGCACGCCGAGCGGCTGCCTTTGCTGTGTCTGGATATCCCCCGTAGGTTTGAGCCATTAGACCAAGTTGTGGGCTGTACGAGCCGCGAGCGCGGCGGCGGCAGATTCGGCAGCAACACCGATCTCATAACGGAGCACATCCTTGCCAACACGCTCATTATACTTTCCGTTGGTGGCAGTACCATGATTAGCGATAGTGGCGCTGCTGTCGAGCCTATTCTTCAAGGATCCTGCGCCAGAAGCTAGGATCTTGTTAATGTGCTGAGGGGCAGATGGGATAGCGGCCTCCATAGCCGCCAAGAAAGCAGCCTCGCCCGCAGCCTCATCATTCACGTCGTCAGCGAAGTAAGTGAAGTTCCAGGATTCCCGGTTAGGGACACTGCGTGTTTTGAAATCGTTGCTACCAAGCGCACTAGTGTCGTGCTGGCCACGGCAGCTAACTACGAGAAGATCGTAATAAAAATCAGCCATTGTTTTCGTTTGTTGAGTTAGTTACCGAGTCCGCAAAATCTTGCATGCGATCCAACGGGATCATGTTGACCTGGATGTGGTGAGAATCGCCGCCATCAACAGGCCCAAGTCCCTCCTTGCCGCGCACCTCGTTGATCGACATAACACCATCCTGCAAGGCCTGGTGATAGAATTTTGATCGGGACTCGCTGTCCGCGCGTAGCAGGGTATCGACATTGAACTGGCATTGGAGGGTTTCATCCTCACTTAATAGTTTACGTTCAACCTCATTTTCAATACGGCGAACCCAGGGGAGAATGGTGCTTTGTTGGAACTGAAGTACCTGCTGCTCATAGTTACTGTAAGCAGTGTTGCCCTCCAACCCAATCATTGCAGGAGGCACGGAGTAGATACGAGCGATCTCCTCTGTGCTATACTTCTTCATCTGCAAAAACTGGATCTGATCCAAGGATACCGAAAGTGGTTGGTATTGAAAGCCTCCGCCTAGGATGGCGATTTTGTGAGCATTGTGCTTGCCCATGTATTCCCGCTCCCACATCTCCTGAGCTTGCTGCATCTGCTCCGCACTCATGTGCTCCTTTGTGGATAGGATCCCACCCATCATCCCTCCGTTCTCAAAGAACTTGGAACCGAAATCCTGAACTGCCTTAGCGGTAGTGAAGTTCTGAATCTGCATGTGCGTGGGGTTAAGACCACGGAAAGCATTGATCTCAAGCATGTCCCTCTGATGCACAGCATTGGGCGCACCATCGTATGTGTAGTACTTCTCCCCTGTCTCCGGGTGAATCGTGTGGCTCACACGAACCGCCGGGATATAGAAAAGCTCCATGTTACCAGGCTCCCTGCTGATGTAAGCATAACCTGTACCGTGAAGCAATGCGTCAGAACAAACAAGTTGCCAAAACTCGTATGCGCCGAGATACTTGTTTGGCTCCCTAGAAATCAGTCGGTGGACTGGGTGGGCGGCGAGTAGGTCACGCGACCCGTTGGGAGATACTCTAACCACCGAGGCTTCAAGGCTGGCAATGGTGTCGGCGATTTTGCTGACGCATGCGTAGACAGAGGACAGTTCGAGCGCGTCCGTTCCAAACTTGTAACCCTCACCATATAACCGAACATACTGTGTGCGTAGTGCCGCTGTAGGTGAGACAAAGGTTGATCGAGAAGTGACGGTGCGAAACAGTCTTGTGAAGATATTGGGCTTTGATTCTCCTTCAGACATTAGCACGAAAGTATAATGGGTTAGGTGAGAAAATAATCATATCACACGTTGTTGCCTATAACAGCCATGAAGAACTCAAAGTCACTATTTTCATCTTCTACAAAAGTGAGTGCCTCACCAATGGCCATGATTGCTGAAACCACACCATCAATCTTATCTCCACTCTTAGATTTGTCAGGCTTAATGTTGCCGCTGGCATCATACCTCAAGCTTACATTGCCCATCATCCAACGAAGAACCTCGTCACCCCCGTGACATATTTTCCCCTGGAGTACGCACTTCTCAAATTCCTTTGAAGGAAATGACATTGAGGCGAAGCCTTGACCAAATGGATCACAAGGAACTCCGTCACCTTCTAAGTCACGTATGAGATTCAAAGAGTTCCACCTGTCATAAGCTACCCCCTTAACGAGATACCTCTCCATGAGGTTGTCTGAGTCGTACTTGACTTCACCGTCCTGGACATAGTGCCCGCTAACCAGTCTACGGATAACATTGTAGTCAGTTACATTGCCTGGCGTAAGGTGAACATGAGGGTCATCCTTAAATCCTAGATACACTGTGTTCTCATCCTTATCCAATCTTCGCTCTACCGACCTTTCCGGCATAAAGTAGTGCATCTCAAAACCCCAACCCTTATCGTCACTGCCGGTGCATACGGCTAGTGCCGTGATGTCATCGGTCGAAGCGAGATCGAGTCCCAAGTACGCGACGGGCTTGCTCGCCTTCTCGTCGATGACGTGAGTAACGTGAGGCTCTCGGCAGTTGGCTTCGCTCATCCAGTCGTCGTCCGGAATCCATACGGCCTCTGACCCTACAAACACATTGAGGTGCTTTACCATAAACTCTGTGATAGAACGACTCCCGTAAAGTTTGGCGTTTTTGCATTGTGCTTCTAAATACTCCTTACTAATTGAGACCGACAGGTTTGGATTTGATTTTAACCACGACTCGTGATCATCCCAAGAATCATCTTCATCAATTTCATAAGGTAATATCAGTAGACGGTCATTAGACTTTACGCCCTCCAAGACAGCTTTACCAGCCTTCATAAACATTGCGCATGGACCATCAGCAACAAAGCCAGCGGTCGTGATGGCTAGCATAAGAGGGGACTGACGAGATCCCATAGAGGATGCCAATACGCGGTAGAGGTCTGCCGTCTTCATGGCGTGAAACTCGTCCACCACAGCTAGATTCAAATTGAGACCGTCAAGGGTGTTCGCGTCAGAACTTAGGGGCTTGATAACACCATTTCGAGGAGTCTTGACTTCTGACCTTTGAACCGTAAACCTCTTGGAAAGAGCGGGATTGCTTTTTACGCAACGACATATCTCATCAAAAACCTCCTTTGCCTGATCTCTCTTTGTTGCTGCTGTAACCAACTGAGGAGCACCATCACCATCCAGGGTAGCCATAGCCAAGGCAATCGCCGCTGCCAACTGGGACTTACCGTTCTTCCTTGCAACAAATAGGTGAGCAGTGTTGAATCGCCTATGACCCTCTGTCTTGCTCACCCACCCGAATATCTGACCGACGAAGAAAACTTGCCAAGGCTCTAGCTTAAACTTCTTACCCGCCAAGTCACCCCTGGTGTGAACGCAAACCCTCTCTATGAAGTTGATGTATCTGGCAGCCTCATAAGCATCAAACTTCCAGTCCCAATCCTCATTCTCCAGGTCAGATACGAATCGTTCGGCAGCAAGCTTGATGTATTTGCCCGTGGAAATCTTGCCATCAATTACCTCGTGAGCGTAATCGAAAACGTCCAGGACCACGGTTACATCTACCGACATACTTAGCTTAGTTCATCAATTTCATCCCCCTCCTGGGATTTGTCATTGGCACTGTTCGCGCTAGCCGCTGCTCCTAGGATACGGCTTCGGTCCATGGGACTGAGTCCAAGCTTGGCACTGAGCTTGAGTACCTGATCCTGAGCCTTCGACAAGGCGGTAAACGCCCCACTAACATTTGATGTTCCGTTAGGGTAAACCTGGATAGCGTCTCCAAACCCATGCACATGACGAGCGACAGCGATATAGATTGCAAGGCTTTTCGCAAGCATAGTGACGGTGATAACATCAACTGATTCTATTAGACCCCGGTCGTTGAGGTAGTTCACTACAATGTCAAAGAGGCGGTTGCCATCATCGTCCAACTGGAAGATAGGCTTCAAGTCTTTGGCCCCGATTTTATCAATCGCATCCTTTACGGCCTCACCCTCCTTGGTGTCGTTAAGGCTCTGGACAGCAGCCTTCATTTTATCTAGTGTGTCTGACATTAAATAAAGATAAGAAGTACTGCGCGAACACCCTGATGCCTCTCCACCATGTGCTTCTCAGATGAGTCGTGCCACAACAATCCACAGTACTCAGGCTGGATGTCGACGTCCCGATAACGAAACAACGCACCCACGTACTCATAGTCTTTGGAAAGCATGATACTGCAACCATACTTACACCAAGGCATATCATTGTTGGTACCCGTATCAACATGCCAATGATGTCCTGATTTTCTTGTGACCTCAATCCTCATGTAAGACTCATCATGAATCTTAAAATCAGGGAGATGATCGGCAAGACGCTGGATAACAAACCAAGCGGTGCTGTCCTCATCAATATCTTTGAGGGCAACTTGATGTTTGTCTTCTGCTCCAAGAATGGCCCTTAAAACTCCAGCTTCCTCAGGGGTGATAAAGTTCTCTGCAAATCCCTTCATCAGTCGTGAAGACCTTTGTAACCCATGATGCGCCATTGCTGAACTCCAGATGGGTTCTCTACCGAAACGATGGTCATGGAACTAAGTCCCCTGTCCACGGTATATGTATTACCTCCTTCAATCCGGCCCACTGAAGGGTCGAAGACCACAGTACTGTTGTTATCCAAGTTAGTACCGAAAATAAAAGTGTACATCTTGCCCATGTAGTCAATCGCTGCTGGAAGAACTACAGTGTGACTAGCGGCACCACTATGAGAGGCGAAATCCAGAGAGTATCCATGAGTGTCTAGATCCAATACGGTAGTTCCGCCATTGGCCATAGTCAAGTTGGACTTAAACTTCATCCGGTCATGACCCTGAAAGGCTGGGCTCAAGAACACCGTGTCGGTGGTGCTTACCCCAACATTCATCTCCCATGTAGCTGACACGTATCCCTGATGAACATTGTCTACATCAACAAAATACCTTTCATCAAAAAGTCTGATACGGAAGTTTGTGCTATTGGCTGCAAGCAGTGCAAGCTTTAACTGATCGTGAATAGCTGTTGTGCTTTGAGCACTATCACCAAATACGGTGATGTCCACACGATAGGTGGTGGCAGCGGCATAGCTATTGGTGACTGGCTCGTAGTCTACGTTTCCAAGAGACACCGTTAAGCCTGGAAGCTCATCGCGTTGAGGTCGACGGGAAAAAGTAATCTTGTTGGCAGGAATCAGGTCCGTTAAACCACTGTATCCTGTAAGTGCGCTGCGTACTTCTTGCAGCAAGGTATTCATACTCATGTTCGAGTAATTTTTCTAAAGTGCTTACGACGGAGGTACACCTCCCATTCCTTCTGAGTCTCAAAGTATATACCCTTGGCCGAGTAACTGGCTCGCCTCACGTTGCAAGAACGACAACTTCCAACGATATTCTCCTGATCAAAAAATTCTGATCGAGACGCCAAACGCGAAGAGGGAATAATGTGGTCAGCGTCCGTGGCTTCAGTGGCGATGCCGCACGCCAAACACCATACACAGATCGGGTCACGGAACAAAACCGAATCCCTAGTCGCAATCCACTCCGCCGTCTTGTACAGTGGATTAGATGATGAGGACTCGCTCCCCTTAAAAGGTTTTTGGAGTTCCCCGTCTTCACGGCTGCGTACGGATCGGCCCTTCTTGTCTGCCATCCAAGGCTTTTTTCGAGCGCGTCTCTTGAGATCCATACCGCAATGATATGACCGGTTAAGTGAGTGGTGAGATGGAGAGGAAGAATCGCAAAAGTTTTTTCCGAGCGAAACGTCTGCCTTGCCTGAACCCCAGTAGCAACGCGGATTCTTAACTCTACCCCCCCCTTACTAAAATAAACTTTCAGAAAACTATCTCTCCATCTCTCCGAGATCTCGGATACCCCTGTGTTTACTGAGCTTTGCGCTGGAGAGATAGCGGTGAGGAACGGTGATATAGGGTGAGGAAGGCCAGATTTGACCCCCCATGCCCAAATTTGAATAAAGTGTGTCT